AACGTGCAACTTTACTCTACAGCAGGCAATACTTATTCTGCAAGCAACCGATTGGAAATTACAAACTCAGCAGGTGGACATTTCTTCAGTGGTTCTCCACTGGATGTTTCATATAGTAACATAATTAACTTTACGTTTACAGGCGGATCACCTTCTGCTCCCGCGCAAATAGATATTCCGTCTATAGGAAATTCATATTTTCCACTTGGCAGTATTAATATTGCAGCACCGGGGTATGTTTATTTGGCTGGTACTACTGATATTCGTGGCACAACTGTACTCGTACAATCTGGCACCGTAGACCAATCATTAAATACCTCAGCCACTGCCCCAACTGTTAAATCAGTTGATTTTGATTCTGAAGCGTCGGGAGCTCGCACATTTGTACACGGATCAATTGATGGCAGTGCCACAGTGGCATTCAACATAGCGCAAAATAATGGTCTAGCTTGGGCGTCAAGTTATCATACTGACGCTGCGCCCTTGCGTATAACTACCCTTAGCAATGGCGTACGATTTGCTCCAGGTATAATAAATTTTACAGGACCAGGCACGCTGGCGTTCGCCTCCTTGGATGTTCGCCCAGGAAATCACAATGGGCATACATATGGAGAAGAAGCTACAACAACTTTTGTAACTGGCAATTTGGGAATTGATACCCCTGATCAAAATGCATTAATATTTCAATTTGCCGACATCACCAGTGCCAAAGACAATCAAGGCACTTTGACCTTTACGAGTTACGATGCCACCACTGCCTATCCCATGTGTGTGCAAACATTAATCTTAGGCAAATATACTGCTGCGGGGGTGTGGCAAGGCTGGATTGGAGGGTTAACTTTTACTGGAGATATGATTTTTTGCGGAACTGACGTCAATGGCGGTGTTCCGGGTTATCGGTCTCCAAGTTATGAAACATTTTCACATATGTATTATGGCGGATCACTTGGTACCCAATATGGTGGATTGATTGCATACAACGGTTCTCAATTGACTGCTAACAATCCACTGGGAAGGGCTATAACACTGTTTTTTCAAGGATCTGGAGAAATTAATCTTAATATTACTTCACCTCAAGTGATTATATCAGTGGGTACTAGCACTTACCAATATGTCATGCAGGTAAACCAACCAGGTTTACCTGATACTGTTTTACCAGATAATTTTAACAGTTTTACTGCTTATAATTATAGTTCTTATCAAGCAGGCCCCTACACCAGCAGATACTCAATTTTTGGATCTTATAAACAATTGAATCTCATGGGAGGCCTAATTGAATTTTCAAGCACGCCAACATATATAAGCAATCCAGTTAATTATACTGTTAGCGTAACAAGTGCAACCATACGTGATACAATTGGTGCTCAGACATATGGCGGCTATATTGCAGTTTCACTTTATTCAGCATTGATTAACTTGGGCGGTGCTGGGGTAATTTACCCTTTAAATATGTATCCGCAAACAACTTCAACATATTTTTATGGCAGCGGCGCTTTGAGATTTTATGATGGCAGTATTTTCAACGCTTTCTTAGGTGACTACTCCGATATAGCGATAGGAACTTTTAAAAATATAAGTACTGATCCAACCCCTACCATCACTATTAATCCTTGCACTGATTTTTCAGGCGTGTCTCCATCAACGGCTCAATTTGGCGACCTTGTTTCTTCAGGGCAGGGTCCTTCAATTTTTAAGTTTACTTCGAACAGCACCAGTATTTTTCAAAAATTTACTTATAACGACACTGCGGCACCTCTTGTCAATGGATTTTATAGTTACTCTAATACTTTGAGTAATACTGTGTTAAAAAGTACACAACCAGGATATCGGTTTAATATCTCCGTCCCAACTCCTCATTTAGGCACTATTAAAAGTGGGGTATCAGTAAATAACATGACTATTCGAGATAGTGCGGCGCTGAACCCTTACATTTGGTTTGCACCTGGCACAGTAAACAGCTATGCCAATATTGGTACAAGTTTTTTACCAGGGCGATCAGTAAAAGGAAACTACTATACTGGCACCAATGTGTCTTATTATAATTTTGATGCGGGAAATAATACTGGGTGGATATTCAATCAAGCACCCAATTCTGGTATGGACCTCATATTTTGGGATAATCCGCCATTTAATTGGAATACCAACACCAATGCTACTGGGGTTCTAAATAGATTTACTCACACGTTCTACACGCAGAGTATATATTAATTTAGTAAATCCAATAGCAGTTCCAATTTGGCGCGAACTGTTCGATTGCTGAAACTATGCTTTACACCCTGATGTAGGGGTTTGGGCCAGGCATCAAATGCACACCATGCATAGCTGGCATGTTCAGAATTTAGCGTGGGTATAAATTCTCGATCTACCATAAGCACATAGGTGTTGTATTGAAAATTATTGTCCATACTGGTGAATAACTCTAAAGGTATGACTTTTTTAATTTTGGGTGTGGTACCAACTTCTTCCTCAATTTCTCGATTTAAAATGTCGTAGGGAGTAACATCATTGGGTTCTTTCTTGCCACCAACCAGCCCCCACGTGCCCGCAGTTTTTCCTTGAGTACGCAATAACAACATAAATCTTTTAGTGTCGCGAGCTAGAAATAACCCACCACTACAGATGATTTGATTTAAATCATGGCTTTCCATAACAATAATTACAACACTAACGACCAGTTGGAGGGGCTGTAAACTCCCTCGTAGCTCTTGGACCAAGCACCATTCTGCCATACATATTGTACCCCGGTATAAACATTGGTAATGTAATACGGTTGAGTTATGGTAGTACTGTCAAATATCACATTCCATTTTTCACCGTCCCATTGTATGATATCATTGGCATGCGCTTGAAAATTGGTTTGGTCACTGTTTTTCCAAGCAGTGGGCCCTTCATAACTAGCAGAGGTGCTGAATGCTGATATCTGATTGATGTTTTCTAAAATCAAATATCTAGTGTCAGGTGTTGGAGAATTTGGAGCAAATGTTTCAGGGTTGACAATTGCATCAATTGTTCCCCTACTAATTACTGACATGCCAACTTGTGCGGAAATTATAGTATTACTTGGCAATGTATCAGGGTCAAAATTTAATTGTATTTTAGTGTCTTCAATAGCATCGATTGAAATGTATGCCACAATGTCAAATCCTGACGGAGCAGTTAATGTAACATAACTTAATCCTGCTTTAAATTGCCCTGGATATTGATCTAAGAAACTATACCAGTTATATTTGCCATTAGGCAACGATGTATAGTTATTACCACTAGATCCATGATTGACCAATAGTGTTCCAACATTATTAAGAACCAGCAGATCAAAATTTCCAGGAGTAACTACATTTCTAGCAGCACTAGTTCCTATGTTTTCATAAACAGCATCTATTTCGCTGTAGTTTGTGGCAATCGTATTAGGGTCGTCGTTGAATATATTAGCAATAATTTTAGTAATAATGCCTAATTTTTTAACTTTGGCAGGCGGCGTAATCCATATTGGAGTTTCAAATGTCAAACTACCTATATCAATATTTTGTTCTGTACCTTGTGGAATTTGTCTGTTACTCCAAACAGTATTTTTTAATTGTAATACAGTCAAACTAGTCCAGTCAATATAATTATCTGTAGTCTGTATTTCCAAACTGGGATTAAACAGATATGCCAGTTGTTCAATAATCTGTAATTTTTGATCAGTATTCGTGGTCCAAATATCTGCATTAAATGTTAATTTATAGGGACTGGGCATTATACGTTCTACAGTATATCCGGCGCCTTGATTATATACATATTGTTTGGTAGTTTCATCATAAGATCTTTCTCTGATATGAACCTTACTGACAAATGTGGGATCTTGTAATCTTGTTTGATCGTATTCTAAAGACTTAATATAACAGGCAATAAACGGTGCAGATGGAATTGAATTTTCAGAATTCTTTTTCAACACGTTGGCTGCTTGTCGATTTGGATCACCATACATTACTGGAATTTGATGCAATGCCCCTTGCCCATCTTTATAACTAAAACTGCTCATGGCCCGCATGAATTGTGTTAGGTATCTACGTATCTGACCGCTGTAAAAATAATCCATGTTAGTCCTTAATTGTCGGCCTTTGGTTTGAGCACTTGATTTAATGCCTGTCTTTCATCAGTTACTTTTCCATTAATTGTAGAAACAGTGTTGTTATTGATAAAACTAGTTTTTTGTGTTTGACGAATTGAGTATGTGTCAAACTTTCCTGTAATATCTTGTGCACCAAACTGATTCATAGTCATGCGAACATTTTGTTCAAACATCACCCAATTTTTGCCATCAAATCTATATAATACATTGGGCATGTAATCAGTTCTTAAGAAAAAACTACCCTGTGCCGGGCCTGAGGGAAATACAATACCCGAAGAAAAAAGTGATCCGTTGGGCGGCACGCCACTACCTTCCAAATATCCCACATATAAATTTCTATTTGGAGTTACTAATACTATGCTGGCATCTGTAACCATTTGATCCATACTGGCATCATTATAATCATTGCTGGCATCGTTAATCAGTCCAGAATCAGCTGTAGGCAATACATATAAATGTTTGGTGTTATAGCCGCTGGCTGGTGAATCTAATGTTGCTTGTTCAATAATTTGATCATTAATTTCAATACTTTTATTATAAGTAGATAACAGGTCTTTCAATGTGCTGCCGTCCCCGTTGCCAGAATCTTGATCCAATATTTGATTGAATTCTTGACTGTCCACCAATGGTATACATTTGGCTTTGACAAGGTGTGGGTACCAAGTGACACTGAATCCTGAA